GAGACTGTGCTAAGATTACAGAACATTATCTCCCGCATTTTATATATTCACAAATAAAGAATCCTATTCAGATGTTAGAAGGGGTATTTACAAAGGCAGAATGCACAGATTTTCTTGGTAGAGCTAAAAAAGATTTAGTTACTAATCAATTACTAAATTTAATTATTTTAGATATAAAGAAACAAAATATACTAGAGTCAGCGACAACTGTTACACCTCCTAGTTTCGATGCTAGTGTATTTGATGAAGAAGATGAAGACGACATATATGGTGATTATGAGGCTGGTGGAGTAACTGCCGAAGCTGAACCAGAAGTAGTAGTTGAAGTTGAAAAAGACACATTACAATTGTTGTTAGATGCCTTCAAAGTTAAAAACTAAAAGCGAATATAAGTGCCGGTATAATGAACTAGCTTGTCAATTATTAGCTGGTAGTACTAATATGTATCAGTGTAAAACTGATCAAGAGCTTTCTGATTTAAATCAGAAATACATACAATTAGCTGAACAATTCATAAAACGCATATCTTTACCCAAAAATTAGTAAAGAAAAAAAGTTGTATAAAAAGCTTGACGAAATCCCCGTTTTAGGATATCATATAGGGGTTCTTTGGTGATGTAGCCGGAGATTCAATAAAAATCAATATGTTTAAAAGCGTAGATATAATTAGGCGAGCTCTCCAAGAGCCGATAGACTTAATAAATGCGATAAACAATGATAATAAACTACAAGGTTTATTAATTGAAAGTCAATTCTTTAAATTATTTGATGGAGAATTTACTAATTCTAATGGTTATGACGGTATTATAAACGGTAAAAAATATGAAATAAAATTTACTAATTATGTAATGCCTAGTGGTTATTTAAGAATAAATTCATGTAATTATAATAAAAAAGGATTATTTGACTACATGACTGTTATTGATGGTTTAAATGACATGGTATTTAGAGTGCCTCACGACGAGTGGTATGACCGTGGAGATTTTTCCGGATCAGAATTTCATTGGAGTAGTACGTACAATAAATCTGATAAACAAAAAATAAGTAACACTAAATTACTTTTAGAATATCAAGTGTATCCGAAACAGGAAGCTTGACTGATTTATCATAAATACCTATAATAATGTCTGTTATGGCAATACGAATGCGAATTAAACAGAAGAATAAAGGATATCGGATAAGGGTATGGGATGATGAAAAAACCAAGAGTCATAATAAGGTTCAATACAGGAACCAGAATACATCCTCCAAAAAGAGGTAAAGGGTCATATAATCGTAAAAAAAAATATAATGGCAGCAAAGATTAAAAAACAACGAGTTTGGGAACGGATCCGGAAAGGTGTCAAGACACGTAAAACTGTGACTGTGACTAAACAACGAGTACCTCGACGAAAGAAGTGATTTCCAGAACAAAGTAGTTGATTAAATATTCAAGACAGTCTATAATAATGGAGTTATGAGAGTTAACGATAGAAACGTAGCATTACAAGACATTAACGAACATTCGGCAATTGCGGTTGAGGGTGTTCATCAGATCTCAAGTAAAGATGAGCTTTATAGTAAAGCTGGTCTAGATTTCGAGGTAGAACAGGTCAATCTAGGTAAGGCCACTGGAAATGAGAATTTCGATAGGTTTTACGGATTGCGCAATAATAGGACCGGGCACGTATATGCTGTTACTGGTAAGAAGTACACTCCAATTCAGAATCATGAATTGATTGATGCATTTGACGAGGTTCGTAAAATGTACGGAGCAGATTATAAGGCTGCTGGTGTTATGCGCGGAGGTAGTCGAGTCTGGGTACAAGCTCAATTGCCGAAGGATTATACTTTCGAGATTCCTAATCGGAAGGGTGATAAGATTAATTCTATGCTTACCATGTTACTTGGTCATGACGGGATTATTTCAAATTGTATTTTCCCGACGTCGATGCGTGGTGCATGTAACAATCAGTTTGTAGCCATGACTAAGGAGTCTACACGTGATTATCGAATTCAGCATTATTCAAATTGGGGTGATAGGTTGGATTTGGTTAAGTCAGTATTCGCTAAGAATATTAATAGTCTTAAAAACATGTACACTGATTTTGCTGCGCTTGATAGTAAAGCAATTTCTAAGACCGAGCTTTATAACTTCTTGGGTGAGTTGTATCCGATGAAGGATGATGAAGATGAGAGGACTCTTAACAGGCATAACGACATTGCAGCGTTGTTCTCACGTGGTGCTGGTAATCTTGGTAAGTCACGCTGGGATGCATTTAATGCAGTGACCGAATATGTCGATCACCATCAGCATGCAACTCGAATGGCTAATGCCATTGAGAATAAGAATCACGAATATATTCAGAACCGAATTGGTAGTCTTAGCACTCCAGGAGGTCAGATGGATCGATTCAAGCGCCGGGCGTTGAACTTGCTGACGACTACGGATAGGTTCCCAAAACCAGTCGTGAAGCAGGCGGAGCTTACAATAACAGCTTAAGATTATAATGGGGTTAGGGATCCTCGGGAAACCGGGGATTTCCTATCACCAAATCCTATAAAGGTTAGTAAAATTAAAAGGAGAGGCCCATTCGGAAACGCAGGAATTTAACGATTTGTAATATTGGAGATCTGACTAAATAATTATATGATCACGATTGATTTAACAGCTAAACCCCGAGTCAAGAGATGGCTGAAGGACAATAAAATCAATTTTAAAACATTACAAGCAACGGCTCAGATTTTTTTTAATCAAATTCAGCGTCGTAGTAAAGTAGACAGGCATTATAATTTAGAAGTTAAAACATGTCCGCATCATAGTAGTGGATATTATTTTGGATTTAATGAGGTTCACGTTACTCAGCATTTGGATCAAAACGGTTGGAGTCAGGAGAAGAAATTTGATACATTTGCTGGCCATTTTCTTCATGAGTTTAGACATTGGATACAGGATAATATGCTTAATGTAGCTGAACATCGATTAAATTATACTGATGAAGATAGTGAGAAAGAGAATGACAAGTATTATTACAATAAGTGGGAAGTTGATGCTCGAAAATTTGAGAGGATGTATAAAAAAGAATTTATAGATCTATATCACCTTCTTGATGGTTTAAACGAAAAGAAGCTTTTTTATTAATGTATAAATTAGGAATTTTATTATTCGGTCAACCACGATATTATAGTATTGTTAAAAAATATTATGATGAAGCATTTTCAAACTGTGAAATAGATTACTTTATACATACTTGGAATGTTAACAGTGTCGTCGGTCGTAATCAAATACCTAGTAAGAGGGAAGATAATTACGACAACTTGATGGGCGTTCTTGGAGATAAGCTCTCCCAACATGTTGAGCCATTGACCTTTAAATATAATATAAATACGTTAAAGCACAGATTACAAAACATATACAACCCGTCATATATAGAAGTTAGTGATCATCAGAGACATTGCAAATGGATAAGTAAGTTAAACGATTTTCAACCACGTAAAGTAATTTCTTATCTGGGTCAATATGTAACGTTCTCAAGTAGTCCAAAAATAAAAAAATTAGAAAAGTATATTTTTAACAATGAACATGTACATCAATGGAGATCGTTTGAGAGGGTTACTAAACTTTTAAAGCAGTCGGAAAAGGAATATGATCTGATGTTATGTGGTCGGTTTGATTTAATATTCGAACCAAAACCTGATATGGTTGAAAGACTGGTAGATTTAATCGAGAAGAATAAATCTGAGGATGATGAATTAATAGTATGTTCTATATCTGAAGAATCCAAAGATACATCTCTTAGCTCAATGTATGATTGGCTTTGGTTTGGGACCAAAAAAGGTATGATTAGATTTGGTTATAATTTTACACGCAACCAAATAAACGATCCAAAACTGCCTGATAAAAATTATAGAGCAAGATGGGCTGATCAACTTAAATGGAATAGAGTACCTGTTTATACAATGCCAGGGTCTCAATGGAATGAAACATGGGGACATGCAACGTTAATAAAGCCTTATTGTCCGGATTTTGATATTGATGCAATAAAAAATTATAGCAAATATCATTCTCAAAATACACGTGGAGTGCTTAATAAGGTTGCACATCTAGAACAATATAACCCAGAAATTAAATATTAATACAATGAGAAATATATCAGAATTCGAGCGTACAAAACCTACTCAAGCATATGCTGCTATTGATAGCGCAATTGCTAAGTACCGTCAAATAGTTAACGAGCATACTTATCAAGGTAAGCAATTAATTATGGAGAGTGGCGACGCGCAACGCGCTTCATTAGCTCAGCAAGTAGTTAGTGATCTTGAGAATATAAAGAGAGTATTTCTAACCGGAAATTAAGTAAAATCTATTCTTTTTATTTCGTCATAGTATGGAGTAACTTTCTGTAGTTCTAACTCCATACGATCCTCGATTTTATCTAGTAGTAATTGATCTGATATATCTGTGTGTGTTATTTCTACTTTATATTTGTTAGCAAGTTTTTCTGGATAATTAAATTTAAATAATTTATCAATAGTGTCAATATATGTTCTCTGTCCTAACGGATAAGACCAAATTACGTCTTTGTCATCAATATGATAATTATAATGTGCTAGCATATCAAAATAATTCATAATCTTATTATAGATTTTAAATCCCTTTATCTTTGCGTTATGCACAAAATATTTTTTCTCTTGTAGTAGTTTATTAGCCAGTGTTATATAATATGGAGTTGATACTGCACCTACATATAATCCTGCTTCAAGTATATTTGTTAAGGCATATTTAGCAGGTGAAAAGTCTACTTTATTAGCTAATCTACCATTTACATATAAACACATAAACCCTTTATTTAAAGATACGTTAATAAAGAAATGATTATATCCTGGGTTTAACGTAGAAAAGTCAAAATCAATTATTGACGTTTTTCTAGGGTACTTACCTGTACTTGAGAACTTCGGTCTTTTCTTTAATACAACTTTTAGTCTGTTTTTATTTGCTCCTGTCTTTTTTAAATAACCATATGATGTGACTGTCTTAGTTAGACTAAGAGAACCAATATCAATACCATGAAGTTTCTTACTGTAAACTATTTTTAATGTATCTGGATCGAGTTTTGATAGTCTAGTGCCTCCAATAAATTCTTGTATCAGTAATATATATTTTTTATATTCCCCTTCTTCGAAGTCATAAATTAAGTCTATATATGATGCACCTTCCGTCCATCTTAAACTACAAAATTCTCTAGTGCGGAGTAACTTGCGATCATTATCTAATATGGAAATAACATTCTCATCATGTAGTACAATTATGTTATTTATTTCGTCATTTATAACACTATGAATTTTAGATCGTTTATCTAGACCAGATAATATTCTATCATTTTTATCGTCTTGTTGTATTTTTCTATAATCTGTTATATTTCTTTTCTTTAATTTTTTAATGTGAGTTTGTTCGTTAGCTTGATCGGTCGGATCATCTTGTCTTATAACCCAAGGTATATTATTATTGTCAATTGTTACTTCATTTCCATTTCCAAACTTATCAACATCAAATTTATATAGTACACCATCCTTTCTTATTAACTTACCCTTTCTACCTTTCGGTATTGGGAACTCTGTTCGTCCACCTTGACTAGCAGCAGGGCAAGCTGAACTCGCTGTTGTCCATGTAGAAGGTCTCCATTTACCTTGAACATCACCACCGAATTTATTTGTATTAGTATTGTAGGTAAAGTATTTAAATTCGTCTACAGGTGCAAACAATACATCAATTTTATCTTCGTCAACATCAAAGTCGTCTATTTGAATATCTGAATCTTTTAAGTTTTCTATCTTACCAATTAGATGGTTATTATTGTTAAAAATATATATTATATATTGTTTTCTTTTTCGACATTCTACATCTCTCTCTAATACGGAGTCATATGCTCTACTCGACACCTCCGTATGTCCTAGTACATAAAATTCAGAGAAAATGTCTTTACGAGCAATACCATCGATAGTAACTTCTTGGGAGCCTTCTTTTAAAATAATATAATCATATACTTCGAAATCATTATTTAAAAATAATAACTTACTATAGTATCTTTTACTTAAACTATTTTTATTTGTTGTATTGACAACAGGTAATATAATATTTGGTGTTACAAGATCAGTATTAAATATTCCTATTCCATCCTCCTGCAGGTTACCTAATAAGTGATAACAAAAAGGCTTATTATTGTCTTTAGTATGTAGCCAAAAATTCATACTAAAGTCACCTATTATGTCTGATTTATCTCTAGCAAAATTATTACCATCTAGAATTATCTCACGGTCTGTCTTAACAAATTTTTCAGTTATTGGTACGCCTTTATAATTTAAATATTCGGCTTTTTTTGTTTTGGTATATTTACTATCAAATGCATCAAATAATTTTTCATAATCTTGATCACCAACATGATAGTATCCATAATCGTTATTAGGCTCAAATGTTAAGTTAGACGACACATCAAATGTTTCTGTTGTTTCAGCTCCTGCAGCTGTTATTACTTTATAATGAGAGGTGCCTGATAATGCGGCAGAAAAATTAGAAGCTAGCGGGTTGTAATATCTATCTACCCATCTTGTATCTCCGTCGCTATTACCTGACAGCCAACTACATAGGTACGCTGGATTAGGAGAGTCGCTAAACGAATTATTTTTAATTACTTCTCTTCTTTTGAAAACTTTATCTGACATTAATGGATTAGTACCAGGTATGGCACCTAAGTTTTCAATTTTAGAATCATTAATATTAAGTGATGTATACGGTGATATAGAGTTAGGTGTTGTAAAATATGTTAGCTTATTAGGTTTAAAGGTTAGGTCATATGTACCAATATTATACGACAATCCTATATTAGGGTATCCGTGCTGTTGATGAACACCTGCATGTATTTTTTCATAAACTCTATTATTAGTATCAGCTTCATAGTTGTAATGATTATTTTCAGAATAATACTCATGTAGAGTTGCTTGGTTTTTTAAAGGGAAGAAATCTACATGAGCAATAAAGTTATTTTGGCTATTGTCTTGATAAAAATTATAATTATTATTGAATACAAAATAATTGTTACTTACCGCTTCTACATTAGTTAATGATACCTTATCAGCGTTATAATCTGATTTATATTTAACAAAGTTACTAGGTAGTGTTTTAAAGTCTTTAGTTAAAACATTTCTATTTATAGTGAAGAATCCAGCACTTAAATCTGCTACAGTATTTTGCCAAGCACCAGGAGCGGATAGATATAATAAATCAGATTTATTTATTAAAATATTTGCACGACCGGGTGCTGTAGTTCCGATACCAACATTAACATCAAAGTCTGTTGTTGGTTTATGATGTAAAGTTATTTTATCATTGTCAATAGTAAAACTAAGCCAGGCTCTATTATCAGTAAGTGGGGTAATAGTTATCCATTTTGCTGCTTCATCTTGATGGTATGGTGCACTTAAATGGTATGTGTTACTATTATATGTTTGAGTTATAAAAAGCGCCTCTCTTTTATTTAGTGGTTTATTAGAACGACCGTCATGATGAGTTGGAGTTGGAATGCTACTAATATGAAACGTATAGAAAAATTGGCTACTTAGAGTACTAAATTCTGATGCATCAACAAAAACACTACTAACTGGGTCGCCGTCAGACGTGTAGCAATTCTTCAGATACTTATCTCCTTGTTTTATTGTTGTAGTAAATGAACTAACAGCATTAGTTGTAAATGGTATTTTAAGTTCTGCTATAGTAGATAATTCTGCTAACTCCGTTAATGAATATTGTGTATTGAAGTTTGTCTTTTTATCTTTTAAATTTTGATTAAAATAATATTGATTTGTAATTAATCCGAAGTTAAAATTTTCTCTATATTTACGGAGTACTATAGTTGCATCGTGTATGTGACGATACTCAATTATCGGTAGAGAGCTACTATCAATAATTTGTACATTCATTATTAGAACATCCTTACACCAGAAAACGATGAACCTTTACCGATCTTTGGAGCATTAACGCCGGTTTTTCCGGTACTGCCAAACTTTATAAGAACCACATCATCGTTTGAAACTTCTTCGACGAGACTAAAATCATATATATATGTGGTACCTATCCTATTAGTCCGATACCCTTTACGTACTTCAGTACCATTAATATATACTGTAATAGGAATAGAGTCAGCACTAGTACCGGCGTTTGCATATATTATCTCTATATACACATCAAAAGATATTGTACTTGTTAAAAATTGCGTTGCAGAAGGGTATGTCATTTTAAATGGATTCTGAACTATAGTTCCAATAGCTGGATCAATAGTAGTTCTATTAAAGGCTAGATTTCCGCTAGCTGGTATTGTTATATCATTCCCTGTAACTGATACTTTAAAGTTTACAGAGTCAACTGTTGACGATGTTGTATCTAATAATCTAGGTGGTATTGTGACAATATCTGTATCTGTTCCATCACTTCGAACTTCAAGGTCTGCTGGTATGCCGTCATACCATTCATGGTCATTCCTTTGATTGGAGTCACCAGCAGATGCCCATGATTTCACTTTGTATAAGCGTAATTTTGCCCCGGCTTTTAAAGTAACTTTTTGTTCGGTTTCTAATAGGGCTGTAATTTGACCTATTCTAGCTAATATGTTTTGTATGTCACTTCGGTTCCGGGCTACATTACCTGAAATATCTTGTAATGTTGTATACGCATTATAATTGCGTACACTTAGATCAATGGTACCTTGTAAGTCTGAATATGTAGGTTTATGATCTGTATCTGTATCTGATCTTAATATATTGAACCCACCAACTGAGAAAAATTGTTTATTACCGGTGTTATCTCCGCGACCGGATATTAAATGATAAAAACTAATATTATCAAGACCGATGACAAAATCTCTAAAGTTTAATAGCTTAGTACCGTTGGTTGTTTCAACAAGCAACTTATCTGTTTTTAATATTTCCGTCCCGATATCTAAATCAGATATATTTACAATTTCGTCTTCTATAGCCATATAATTATTTAGTCGTTAATAATCTACAAACGCAGTAATTGTACTTATTCCAGTTGATATAGTACTACAGCTTTGTGGATCAAACACATCTACCATGAAATAACCACCAATAGGTAATTGCGAAACAGATACACCTGTACCTACGTTAGTAAAATAGAAGTATTGTGCGTCTGCTAATGATGATCTTGTTCCTGTAATATCTAATAATGGTACTGATATTACCTTTTCAGTTAGACTAATATCCTTAATAAAGTCTCCAGGGTTCCAGTTTATATAACCAGTCAAATGCATAAACGCTGAATTAGCAGTAAGAGGCACATATGCAGTATCTCCCGCTGCTAGTGATTGACCTGGCATGTATATATTCCCAGTGTCGGGATGTGCAGCACGAGTTCTATATTTCAGAGTAATATTATCATTATCTTTTGGTTTTTTAGTAACTGGATTATAGACATCGTTAACTCTTACTATAATAGAATCTCCAGTATTAGATTCATTAGCATCTATTTGTAAGTATTCAGTTGTAAATCCAACGTTAAATGACTCAGAGCTAATAGTTTGACTATACGCCAATGCTGGATCAAATTCACTCCTTGCTACAGCGTTAATATCAATTAAATTCAATCCTAATACTTCAGGATTCTTATTAACAAATGTTAATAATAGTTTTTCATCTGTAGTATCTTTATTATTAAAATAATCTGTTTTAATTAAATTTATATCTTCAAATGTTTCAATACCAGGTTGATTCATTGTGAATTGAATATCAATCATGTCAACTTCGAGATCGTCTCTGTATAAAGTTAAATATACATTTTTTGTTGAACTATCAACCGGTTCAGTTTCAATAACTTTAGTAAATGTAGTTGTAGATATTGGTGGTATTGAAGTTGTTGTTATTGGTCTGTTTATTATTAATTCATCAGATCCATCCTGTTCAAAATCAACAATTATTTTATTAAGTTTTCTAGTTGCATGGTCGTCATATGCTGATAAACAAGACAAGGAAAATGTTACATTAGTGGTACCAGTAAGCGAGACAGAAAACGTAGATACCGTACTAGTAGCAGTTGGAGTTCCATGCTTATGACCGCTGGAATTTCCTCCTGTTACATTATATGTATACGTATTCATATTATTCTATTTCTATGTTCATCCTTTCTCTTCGACACTTTCGCTCAAGGCGTTGTGAAGGCTGTCGTCGGCATCGCCCATAATTTTTTTATTTCGGCCTTCTTCGTCATGACGCCACTCCCAAGCTTCTTTATTCGTCCATGTTTTGCCAGTACTATGATCTTTATAGGCATATTTATTATCTCTTTCTGGTGAACCATCACCTGCATGCCACATTGCTGCACCATGACCACCTGGCTGGCTAGCCTCCATTGCATGTTTTAAATAGTTACCGGCCACAATGTAACAACCCTCAGGATCACATGATATTGTTATATCTTTACCAGCAGCATTCTTCTTAGTGACACAGTTTCTTCCCTGGTTCCAGATGATATTACCATTCCAATTCCTATCTCCCCATTTGCGGAAATACGTTATACCGTCCGGAAAATTCTTTTTAACTTCTTCCTTGAGACCTACTAGAGAGTCTAGATTGTCCCGGGAATAATATTCAACTCTTCCAAATAATTGACCCCATTTATGACGGGTATATTCATGTTCATATGTTTCATACACTGTCCGGTCATTATCACCGGTTGGTTCGCTTAAATTAGATTTATACCCTATATAATCATGACAAGCTTGTGGTGTATCACCCACGCATAGGTTATTATATTCCTGAAGCAGGGCGTCAATTTGGTCCCACGTTTTAACCCAGCAATGACCTATTTTCCGTATAGGTTCAATTACCACAGGTTCGCCCTCATCACCCGATGTAGCTTCCTTACACGCACCAGCAGCTGTAGCTTGTTCAGCAGTAAGCCATACAGCTATTTTAACCCAGTCTTGACCTAACGCCTTACCCACTGGCTTATGTGAAACGGTAGCTTTATAATGTGTAAGTGCGAAGTTTCTAGGATTTATAAACTTAACATCATTTACAAGAATAGGTTGACTACTGTAACCTGTTTGTTTAGGATCTACTATATACGTGGTCGTTATATTTTGTGTAGTTTTCTCTTCACTACCAGCGGCTGTTTCCCACTGAATTAAATAACTTATTCCGTCTATCTCATATTCTCTAATCATGTCGTTAACGGCAGGATTATATGCATTGGAATTTAATTGACTCTTCGAAATTCTATTCCAACCTAGAATATACTGAGTCCTTCCGCTACCTTTTCTTTGACCTTCTGTATCACCTTCCGTATCGAATATAGGCTCGAACCAACCAGCACATTCTTCGGGAGGTCGCAGTTTTGGTGGGTCGACTATTACTGGGTTTGGATCACCGGGAGGACCAGGTATATCGTTTCTCCTTGTGTTAACAGCTGTCCACTTAGCTTCAATCTCAGTAGTTTTCCATTCCGGGACCGAGCATAAATCAATCCTGTCGAGCAGTTTTTCTCGTTTTATTAACATTGTAATATCGATAGGATCCGGGGTAGGAATAGTAACTAAATCTCTCCTTAAATTAGCAGACGATTCTTCTAGATATTCTACAGTAGTTATATTGTCTATTTTTTCTATTGCTTTAGTTGGGCGACCCATTCTTACACCTGTTACTTTAAATGAATGTAATTCGAAGTGACTACTAAAATTCGATGTTGTAAATGATAGACCTACGTTAAGAGGGGCAGGTTCAAGTTTACCTGATTGATATGTACCACTATTACTAACATCAACTGGAGCTGTACTACCTACACCAACTCCTGGTGCATATGTAGTACCAATACCAACAGCTGTAGTACCAATACCAATGCTGGGCAAAGCTTCAGGAGTATCAATACCAACGGACCATGGCTGATAATATGATCCTTTATTATCTTTTACGCTATTTAAGTCAAACTCCATTATTGTATTGTAGTCTGTAGCGCTTGTAAGTTTATTATATATCGTGACTCGATTACCTTTATTAGTGAGATCAATTCTATAGTCTTGAAAATCAACATCAGACCCTGTAGCGTTAGCTGATTGCTGGTGCATGGAAACTGCGCTAGCAGCTACTGTTGATATTGACATACACGTTAATACCCTTGTAAAGGAATCTCTATTACCTCGAATACCTACTGAGCTTGGAGCTGTCTTATTAGTATGATTGCCAGACCATTTTCCATGGCTCCATGTACCGGCTCCTCCACCAGCGGATAACCAGCCTTCTTTGCCATCAGCAGTAGTACAAAAATCTCCTCTAATATCAAACCCTACTCCTAAAAAACAATCAGCTGGTGCACCATAATTAGCACCATACATATTAGAATTATTAACAATTAAGCCTTCAACATTACCTGCGCTTAACGGTATTCTACCAGAAGAAGCATTTTCTTCAATTTCGGTTGCCAAGGTAGATGCTTTTGCGTAACCTAATGTACTACCTACTCCCATTGGTTCAACAATACCATTAGTAGGATTCCTATAAAAATATGCGCAAAAACCTTCACCGAACCCTGTTAGTCCACCGTTCGCAGTAGTAGCTATATCTATATATCTAGACGGGTGACTATCAGAATTATTGGATTGAAGTGACCTATAAGCAGTCATTGTAGGAACCTGAAATGACTTTGCTGTAAAATCTACACGTATATCATAATTAGAATCAAATGCTGCGTATTTAGGGTTATACGTAATATAGCCTCCAGAATATTGAAATACAGATTGTTTAGTTGCAGTTAGACAAGTTTTTTCACTACTACCTGCACCTGTACCTTTACGACAATAAGCCATTAAATTAAAACCTAAGCTATCGTTATAATCGACATGTGTCGGTGTAAGAGAATAATCCGTAACTCTCTCTTGATAAGCAGTGTCAATCTCTTCGTTCCATCTAAGTGGATTACCACCTATAATAAGATCAGAATTTAAATAACCACTTTTAAATGTAAATCGGTTGGTGCCCAATTTGTCATTAGGTAAAAATGCTTCTGTATCTAATAAATAAAAATCAGTATCTATATATTGAAAAATATAATTTAATATTCCAAAACCATCAGCTCTTGCCGTGTATCTACCTATACATGTAACTGAATATCTATCAGATGTTTTATTATAATTTATAAGTGGTTTTGTAATAGAATTAAAATTCGTATCATCACCGTAATAGTTTTTCGGGAGTAAATCAAATAAATCACTCCTATTATCATCTTTAAATGTATCGAGATTTTTAGGATATATTACTGATTGATAATTTGTGTTTTTATCAATTTTATATACTATAGGTAATGCACCATAAACTATATCAGTTGATCCTTGACATCTTTGACCAGAAATGGAGCTAACTTTGCACACAAACATTTCTCTTGTTTGGTCATTATAAAAAACGTCTGATTGTTTTGTTGTGAACATTTAAATTATTTACTATGTTATGAGCTCAAAACTAGAGTTTTGGAGCTTGCAGCGACTTTAAATATTTTATCTTCAAATTTATATCTCTCAGAAACTGTTTCTGCTGATGTTTGTATGTATATTGTGTCCTCTACAAGATCAAAATCTATAATATTACTTGTTGATAATATGTTAGATTTTGTGTTACCCGTCGACGAACCATCTGTCCAGCCATCTGTATGCTTATTAAACACATTTACAAAGGCTGTTGATAATGGTTCAACTAATTGTGTTGCTACATTTCTTATATAAATCTCACCAGCTTTTACATATTGTTGATCAAATAATTGTATAGATGTAGAAGCAAAATTATTAAGGGATGTACTTTCAAATACAGTATTATTACTTGTATATATAGACGTTGTATCTATTGTATAATACGGTACTGTTGTTTCTGGGAAATATGTTGATACTAAATCTGTACCAGTACCAGGATGATCTATGAACGATCCACAGTCAATACCAGATGCAGCTGAAACAGCATTACAAGATAGAACATTGGTAAAAATTGTATCACATGTCTCAGCATGGAACGGTGCATTAAAATTATCTCTCGCACCGTTTGTACAACTAGTTCGACCTAGTAGATCAGCAGTACCATCATTTGCTAGTACAAACGTATCATACATTCCTGTTATACTAGAATACAATGTACCGGTTGCGCGGTAATATGAAGCAGATATCGCTTGTAGCATTGTATCAAAAAATAAACCATCATAATATTCAGCTGATGTAACACAAGGTGATGTAGTAGCAGCTGGTCTATCTACATTTGCACCATCTGCTTTTCGTTTTGGATATAAAGATTTTACAAAATAGAATTCATTACCATAAATATCACTTCTTACTTTTACTCCTGTTTTATTATAAATTAATAAATCATCTAATCTAGTTGATTCAGGATATACATTTAAATCTTCTATTGGGTATGTATCTTCGTTTAACCATGTAACATGGGTTGCGTCATCATTCCAAAAACTTATTACGTCTTCTTTTTTATTAATACCTGTGAACGAATAATCTAAACTGTTTTCTTTACTTTGATATCCGTAGTTACGTAATAGTTTATTGTTATATATGTTTACACCAGACCTAAGATTATCATTTTTAAATTGAGCGTTTTTAGCTTTATATTTAAAAGGTGGTTTTCTTTTTCTATATATGTTTTTAACTACTTCTCCTGTTCTACTGTTTCTAATATCCCCGACGCATTTAACACCTGATTCGAATTTATCTGGATCAGGTATAATGTATTCAGAACCACGTAGACTTGATAACTCTATTGAATAAGTTAAATTGCTTGAGTGAAATACGGTTACACCAGTATTAAAGAAAGATAATTGCTGAGGATATATTTCATTATGTTTTATGTTAATTAATTTTTTAAATAAATTCGGGCTATATCTTTGAGAGAGGTTATTTGTTGAATTAGAATGTTCAAATAATTTATTCACCTCTTTAGCTATACTGTTTATATAGTATAGGTCATTAGAGATATATTTTTGAATTAAATCTCGTTCAAGGATAAATTTTAAATTCTTTAATGTTTTTTCTTCATCTTTAAAATACCTAACCGGTAATCTTTCAAAATTTGAAAATGGTTGATTTATACCGAGTATACTATTAGGCGCAGATATGTTATTTATTCTAACTTTTAAAGGTGTCTGGTCTTTATTAACCGTTAATACTTGACTAATATTAGGTACTTCTTCGAGAATCTTTTGTGATATATTTAAAACGAGGTTTTTATCTACTTTATGAAAATTATATACAAACTCGTCTGATGCATATGTGTTTAAATTAACATTAAAATTATTTGCGATTTTTGGTATGTTTATATCACCGACCAATGTATTAGTACCTTCAGTGATAAATGTTTTATCGTTGAGCAGCCGTATAATGAAGTTTTTAAGATAATTTGTTATTCCGACTTTTGAAGATTTAAGTTTGTTTTTTGTTTTAGTAAATTTTAAATCTTCTCTTAAGTCTCGAACATGTTTTAATTGATCTTTTATTATTTCAGAATAATAATGTACTGCTAGTTCTAATTCATAAATGTTATTAGTTTTAATTCGGTCAAGAAACCTTACAACATTATTATCTATTGTACTGAGGTTTATATTTGTAAGAAATTGGGTATATATATTTCTTACATAAAGATCATCATCAGTGTCTCTTTTTAATTTTTCTGTTTTCCATTCAGTAAGGTAATTATTATATAGAGTAGGTAGCTCTGATGCATTAAAAGTTTCTTCATAATGCTTTTTCCACTCTTTATATGATAATGGATTATGTGTGTTTAATGATACCATTATAAGTCTAGTCCTTTTCTAATTTGATAATCTAAATTCTTATATACTACCCCACCGATAGGATCCCACGATGCACTTAGAGATGAAACTGATCTTGCAACAGAATTGTATTTGTTATTATAGTCTATAATATTGTTTTGTACATTTTCATTAGAAACAACACTATAGGATGTAAACGGATAAAAATCATACAATAAATCTAATCCAGAGGCGCCAGTAACAGTTGTATCTAGCGGCCAACCCCATGTACTATAACCACTTAAAGTAGATGCATTATATGTAGATAAGTAGTACGTAGATAAAACAGGGTTAGGATGTACTATTTCACCATCGGCACTTAAGTTTGGAATTTGTTGAGGGTTAATAAAAATAAATTCATTATTAAACCTCTGTCTTGCAACAAACGGCTTGTTAGCGGTTACTACGTACGTAGATGTAGTAATCTTATTATCAAAATCTATATTCCTTCTATCTGCAGATGATGTATAAAATCGAGTATCGAAACTTCTATTATACCGTTCATAATCACCTAATAATTTAGTAATCTTTACACTGAACAAATCATACATTCTTCTTAGTTCAGGCGGAGCATCTGGTAATGATGTATCAATATCTTCATTAAGAAAATGATAAAAAGATTCAAGCGATTTAACATTACAGAAATCAACATCACTATTATTCATAGTAAAGTTTGCAATTTTTTCAAAAATCGTTTTACCAAATGTTGTCGGGCTTGAGCTTGCCTCACCTACAAATGATGTGAAAATCCCGTCAAATAGTTTATCGTATTCATGTTGTAAGGATTGAAATCTGTAACTTTTTAATATATTTGAATAATCTACATCTTCATTAACTTTATAAATCTCTACATCGTTAGTAGATGGAAACACAGTAAAGGTATAAGAACCCATAATTAGACTATCTCCGCCTATTGCGGTTCCCGAGCTAGTCCCGATTGTTACTGGGCCTAATGGACCACTGGGATCGTAATCTACAGTTGTTCCTAACGAAGTAAGACCAGCAGTTATAGAGTCAAATGAATCTAATCTTCCTGTTATATTCAACGTCCATGTTCCGGACTCAAGAGGAGTAATATTAAAATATGCATAACTACTTAAAGCCGTCACTGTCCCGTCATACGGAAAATACTCTGTACATAAACTGCTAATGTTAGATGTTGAAGTAGTTGTACCATCTGTCCATTCATAAGCCAATTGTCTGTCTTGAGGTGGGTTATTAGCTCCTGCTAGTAAGTAAAACGTATTATAAAATTTTGCAATGTTTAGTTTTTTATCAGCTAGAGCCACGAATACTTGAAACGGATCCCCTTGACGTTTGTATTGTATACTGGACATCTCTTTCATTCCAGTTGATGTAAATGATAACCGCTGAGTAAACGGTGTTTGAATTTTTACTGGTATACCAATAGTAGTACCTACGTTTTTATTAATAGTAGATTTGTCTTTAATTATTGGACGAGCAACATCTGTTTCTAAAAAGTTTCGACCACTATTATTAATATCTGTTTCTATATCATCTACATAAAAGTTTTTTACTCTGTGCTTACTTGTATCTAGTCGTATTAATAAATTTACTTGACTAGTTGGTATGTCATCGAGATATTGAAACTTAATAGGTTTACGAACCCGTGGTGCTGATTCACCAATGTATTCATCTGTGCTTGAATATAAAAGATGAGCATCAGTATTTTCGCTAGATAAAGCTTGTTTTTTTGTACATTCTTTTATTGTATTGTTAGTACCTACATAAAAATAATGCGGGTGTAGTATTGATTGTAACCCGTTAACATTATTAATTATATTATTATTTTCATCATAATAAGCATTAAACGGTACTATATGACCGTACTTATTATTAAAATCAAAAGGTTTTGCTATACTACCGCTTGATGTAAAAAAGAATGTTGCAGGCTCATCTGGATCTGGTACGTCTTGCCAAGCTGCAGTAGTCTCCATATTAAATGTTTTACGTTCACCGGCGAATAAAGCTCTAGCATTTGCTCCATCAGCGTCTGTTATATTTCGAGTTTCTATAGCAAGACTTGTATTTGCATAATTAAAAATTGATATTGTTTCTGTAAATGTCGATTTATACGCATTACTGTCTTTATCGTATAAGAAAACCGTAACTGTATAAATACCCGGTACATTATATGTATGTGTAGCCCTAAATGCATCTGTACCACTTAATGTATACCCATCACCAAAATCCCATTTTGCTATACGGTTAGATACTTTACTGTGAAATAAATTTGAAATATCAAGTTTAGCTAAATGGTCAGCAGCAGACAGAACAGGCTCTACTGTGAATTTTGATATACGAGTAAATCCAGCATGAGATGCTTTTAGTGGATGACTGTCAACACTATCTGGATTAGTTCCAGACGTATTAACAGTCACTGTAAACGGAACTGGTAATACTTTAGGGCAATTATTACTATCTGTCGACGTACTCATTAATATTCTACTATAGCTTTACTTTCCAACACACTCATAACTTTAATTTTATCTTTTAAGGCTACTTCATTTTGTATGTATGGTATTTGATATGGTTTTAGTTTTAACGTTGTGTCAATAAATTTTATATCCTTTCCGTTATATATAGGATTAAAAACACATAATGACAACCCCGGTATCTCTAGACCTGAATCTGTTCTTACTGTTTTAAAACCGACTAAACCTTTAATGGCTTCAATTTCATTATTTAAATCTCTTACATTTATTGTCTCTCCTAATTTTACTTTTTTAATATATGACGCTATTATATTAAATACACTTGATTTTAATTGGGCTTCATTAATTAATGTTCGAGAATCTCTATGTAAATGTATCTCAGTAGTGTTTCTAAATGCTGTACTAGAATTTTCTCCTGCAGATTTAAGTCCTATATCAACATTTAAATAAACTGGGTCAAGAAAAGTAACCTCACTATTTAATAGTTTGTACTTTTTAATCTCTATTTGTATTTTTTCTTTCAATGCAGTTGGTAAGTAGTTAGACCGAGTGACTACGGATTTTTCTTTACGTAGCTTAGGGACAATAATTAAGTATATATTATTCGAATCAGCACTATCTGCATAAAAATATTGATTCATTAATGCATTTGTATCTTTAGTGTAGTCTGTTAAACCTAATTCATCGTTTATGTATTTTAAATAATTGTTTGTATAATCACTATTATTAAACACTGCACAATCATATATAAAGCTTTTATAATTACGTTGTATAAAACTCTTATAATCAGCTTTGGTTGTTAATCTATATTCCGAACTAAAGAATCTAGGAGCGTTTTGTTTGATTTCTGATACAGATTCTGGTTCACCGAATTCCGTACTATCTTCAGTATTAGTTAAAGTAATATTAGGTGAAGCGGATATACTTACATAATTAAGTGATGTATCTTTGACATCAGCAAATATTTCATCGAATTGTGTAGTATTGTAGATATTTATATTACTAGCGTTCAATGTATTTTTTGTTACTTTGCCTCGAGTACCGGATGATTTTATATAATATATTGCTACAGAATCACCGTCGTTTAATTTCTTACCGTTAATATTATTTCCAAATCTGAGTTCATATTTTTTATTTTCATTATATGTAACTTCAAAATGTCTATCATTTGGATTTGATAAAAATAAACTCGGTGTTCTGCTCCATTCATACCATTTACTTTGCTCATTTGTCTCCTTAACATAAACAAAAATATTAAAATGATCTATTAATACGTCTCCACCAGGATTTAAAAATATTGTTTCGTAATTTTCACCCAGTGGAGATATTACTGGATATTCTTCTACAGTACCTTCATACATTAATGTATTACCAACAGGGTCGATCGTTTCGACAGTAGTTGTTGTTTTTTCAAACGTTATATCTTCTATAGTAGTAAATGTTTGACCGCTACCGGTACTAAAGGTAAATTTCGGTATTGTATAATAACCTTTACTTAGTGCTGCTTTTCCTGTTACATTAATTGGTAATATACACGTTTGTGGTCCTGCGGGCTTGTAGCCTATTAACTTTACAATTCGATTTACATTTTCATATAACTCGGCATCAGCAAAATTACTCTCCGCGCTTGTTTGGTTTAAGTAAAATAATAATGTATGGTATGTGTATGCGAGTATGTCTATAAGCGCAGAAATATTACTACCTTCGAAATTCTGATCTGTAAAATTAATTGTCGAATCGCTGTTAAGACGATTAACAATTAAATCACGCATAGTTTGTGCGTCAAAACCAGCGTATGCGTTTGTAGGTAAATCGAACTCTGTTATATTAGATCGTTTTGTATTTGTTGTATAATGACTCATGAGTTAAATGTATTTAAAAGTTCCTTCTGTTAATATTCCAGTTGATGTTGCTGATTTGTTACCTAACGGAGGAATAATAATGGACATGGTTATTTCATATTCATTATCATCTGGCCTAGCAACAACATTAACTGCTTCTACTGTTATACGAGGTTCATATAAAGGTAATTCTTCATATATTGTTTTACCAATAACATCTCCATTTTCTTTAGAAACATTATCAAATAAAAATACTTCTAAATCTAAGCCAAATGTAGGGTTTAAAATCTTTTGCCCTTTCTTTGTATTAAAGATGTTTTTAATAGAATTAAAAATAGCATTTTCATCATAGCTTAATCTAAAATCTATAGCATTTTTACTGATACCTACTGGAGTAGATGGTATATGACTATTAAGATCTAGATCTAATCTTAAATCTGCGTAAGAGAATTTACGATATGCATCTGCGTTCTCTCTATCTTTAAGTATGTCGAGCTTAATCGCCATGTATAATTATTTAATTTATAAGTGCTTAAAACAATAAATAATTGAAATGAGTAAGTTCGATACATTATTTGAAGAACAAATTGGTCAGTTTACTAGACCGGGACCTGTTGCTGGAGATTATGTTAAAATTAAAAGTACTTGCAAGTCATCTGATTGGTATAAAGGTCTAGGTGAAGCTAGGCAAAATTATGTAAATGAAATTTTAACATTAGTTGAGCAGGGCAAATATCTTATGCTTTCTACCATAAAAAAGAATTTATATGATACAAGAACCCCTAATCAATCTGAAGCTACTGATTCACAAAATTGGGATAGTGCAGATATCGTTGTTGAAGTTAACCCAGGATTCTTTTCACATAATTTAACAATTCCTGTAGAGTTGTTAGAATTTGATATGTCATGGGAGGAAGCACGAGCAACTCGACCAGTTAAAGGAGAGCAAGGTGAAGTACAGCTGAAACCTGCAGAAGCAGAAGATAAAACAATCGACGTAGGTCAGCAAACTAAAGTACCTGATGGTAATTATAACTTAGGTACGGCGAATTATTTACCTTAAACTCGTAAATCAAGTATACAAGAATAGAAGTTGATCTCCTGATCAATACATTGACTATTCTGGTAAAAATATTTAGAGACTGTAATTAAACAGTCTCTTTTTTTATCTATATCTATTTCTGCAGTATACATATAATCAAATAACCGTTTAAATAGTTCGTCATAGTCATTATTAAATAATGCTTCGTTTTCAATTATATATTTGCGTATTAATACATATTTCTTTTCCTTCAAAAGATCCTTTAATCCATTAAAGAAATCTGTAACATTAAATACACTATCATCTTTACCACCTGATAAGTAATATTTTTGTAATGTATTAATACCTTTCCGGAAATCTGGATAACAACTATTAACAATAGAAGTGAATTGTTCTTTATTAATTTTTACCTCTTCAGCTTTAACGATAGATATTAATTTAGTTATATAATCGTTTTTATTATAATTGATATCAAATACCTGACATCTACTTTGAAGAGCAGGTATGATTTTATGTTTATAATTTGCTGTTAAAATGAATCTTGTTAAGTCGTGATATTCTTCTATCGAATTACGTAGCGCTTTTTGCGCATCAATAGATAACCCGTCACACTCATCAAGTATTATAATCTTAATATTCCCAAAGAGACTTTGGGTCTGCGCGAAGTTAAGAACTTTTGTACGTATAGTATCTATACCGTTTTCATCAGAGGCATTAATATAAAGATATTGACATTTAAGAACATCATTAACGATAATCTTAGCTAGAGAGGTCTTACCAATACCTGGCTTGCCTACAAATAGTACATTAGGTATATTTTTTTCCGACTGTACTGTATTAAAATAAGACCTAGTATTTTTATCTAGGACTATTTCATCTAATGTACTCGGTCGATATTTTTCACACCAGATGTCAGAAATTGTCATTTTTAATTATTAAACATGTATATTGGATTAGGGGCGCTCAAATAATCATTATTATTTTCAGTTTGAAGTATTTTACATGATTTAAATCCGATTTCATCAATAAGATATTGTACAAAATTACTATCTTGTTCTTCATAATTTTTAAAAGAAGCTCTTAATCTTATTTGAAAAAATGCAGTTTTACAATTGTCTTGAATATTTTTGAGCAGCTTAATTCCTCGCTCATTAAAAACTAGAGACTTTTTACCAGTATCACGCATCCATTTACTATAATGTTCTTTGTTTTTTTTCCATTCATCCAAAAAATGGTGCATTACATTAAAACAAATACAATAATCATATGTTGTGTTTTTTTTCTTTACATTAAATATATCTTTGTTAATTTTTATTTTTTCGTGTCCTTGGAAAAACCGGTTTGCATCGGCGGCGATAAATTCAATATGATTTTTATCTAAATTATGATATTCGCGTAAAAAGTTATTTAGTTCAATATAATTTTTACTCTTATCAACACCTGTAACAGATATCCCTTTACTACCTAATTCAAATGTATTCCAACCAACGTTACAGCCTATATCGATTAGTGTTTTATTTTCATTTAATTTAATTTCCGGGAGTATAAGGTTTAATCTGTTTTTAAAAGCTTTTATTTTTTTACGACCCGCACTAGACGCTGAAGGGAATCCCCACCACGGCTGATATCGTCCAGGAAATCGAGTTAATAAAAAATATGTATTATCTTTGTCACTCATTGTCATCCTGTAGATCCAAATCCAGCACTTCCACGTTCAGTATCATCAACTTTATTAGTTTCTGTTACTTTTGCTGTAAAATGAGTATATAATACTATTTGTGCGATTTTACTTCCTTTAGGAAGTGTTACTTCAGTATCACTAAAATTATATAATTTTACTCCTAGATCACCTCTATAACCATTATCAATAATACCTAAATGAGGTTGAATGTTATGCTTAAACCCTAAACCACTTCTAGGTTCTATTCTAAACCAAAGACCAGGTGTTAAGTACGCGAGTGTTAATCCTACCGGAACAACAACTGATCCTCTTCCAGGAACAATAACCTCTTCAACACTATATAGATCATACCCGGTATCACTGTTATGTGCTTGTTCTGGTAGCTTTGCATCTGGATGAGTTCTTACAAAACTCATTTTAAAATCTTCTGGAAAACGACCTCCAGTGGCTTTTAATTGTTCGTTAATGCTGCCTTTTAATTTCATACGACAAATATAGTGTATATATTTCGTTTTTCAAGTAAATAATTTTATGGATGACATTGATCCAGCGGATTTAATATCTCAATTAAAAACTTTACCGAAAGATAATAAGAAAATACTTCAGCATGCTGAAGACAATATTGATTTGTCTAAAGAAGATGTTGAGGAATTTATAATTAAAAAATCATCAAAATTAATTCAAGATTCATTAGAGTTAATAGATAATATGAAAGAAGTAGTTCATCATATGCCTGAAGCAGAAAATGTCTCTTCTCTTGCTGAGCTTATTAAAGCATCTACTGGAGCTATAGAAACATTAAATAAATTAGTTGTTCAAGATAAAAAATCTAATACAACAATAAAGGCGAAGCAACTAGATATTGATTCTAAAAAGCAACTTCTAGCAGCTGAGAAACAAAGTGAATTAATGTTAAGTAGGGAAGAAGTTTTAGATCGTTTATTAAAAAAGGCAGATGTTATTGATATTGATCAGGTAGAACCTAAGACTTAATATCATTCATAGTAAACCCTCGCCACGAGTCTTGAATTGCATTCATTAAATCATCTACTTCTTGCTCAGTGTTTTCAACTCTAAGAGTATGTACGACGGGAACAGCTTCTTGTTTATTAGCAATTTTGTTGCATGTTAACCAATATAACACTTTATATGTCCCACTTAAAATTCTTCCTATCTCTATCATAATATCACTATGTATTTCTCCTAAACGTTGATAGTGTATATAATCAGTAACGAGATTAGTCCCATGAGGAAGATTTGGTTGACCTTGTTCTCCGTAAATAACTTGTTGCATATTTCGTCCAAAAATAGCTTCCGCTCGTTTACTTAAACCTAATATATTTTTACGTGTATCAAAGTCTAACTTATCATCTATTATACTATTATAAGGAAATGGAGTAACACTCGGGTCGTTTGGGTCACGTGCGGGTCCATCTGGTGTTGGATCGAATTCATCTGCATAGTGCATATTTCTACGTTGCGGTGTTAAATATTGAGTGAATAATAAACCGACGCTTTCTGATATAGTTTGAAGTATTGTATCTTCTATATTAGGTAGTCTTTGCTCAACTAAATCTCTTACTAAAGGATGACTTTTACGGTACTTATCTAACCACCATGCAATAAATTCTCCGCTATTATCTAGTTCTGATATATCAACCGGGTTCGCATTTGCTAAATTTACCCAGAAGTCGGCTTCTTCTGTTATTGGGTCATTTGTATATTTTATATTATCATAATCTTTAGCTAAAGAATTAAAATCTATATATTGTGGATCTAGTGTATTTGGATTTAAAAGATTACTATCCACTATATCTGGTATGCCTGTTTTTAATGGTACTGTACTCATATTTTTTCTTTATCTAATTTTCCACAAACAATTTTTGATTTAAACGTTCCCGGGCGAAGGACAGTTGTGTTTTGTAGTATAAACCATGATCCTGAAATATCTCTCATTTCTTGGTTAAGTGGAATCCCGGTTAGTTCAACGTTTATAAAATTACTACCTTTTAAATATAAATTACCATTTATTGGTATTGTTAATTTTTTAGACGTATTTATGAATTTTTGTTGCAGTGCTAATCGACCTGAATAATTATATTCATTTTTAATATTTTCAAAATTAGATAATACTGCTTTATTGGGTTTATTTAAATGAGATTCATCAAAGGCAATTGTTCTAGACGTATAATTATTAATACTTTCTTTTAATTTACCTACAGTACCTTCCTGGTTGAATAAGTTAAATTGTTTATTAGAAATATTATATGAAGATACAGAATGATCTATTATCCAATCAGAACCAAGCCTAGAAGCTTGCGGTACAATGTTTATTGTAGATATATGAGCGGGTATAGGTTGATGGTTATTCCAGATTGATCTGTTTGGTGGTATTCTATTAGTATATGGTTCTCTATTATCTTCTGTTTCTATTCGTATTAAACCAGTGTAATTTTTTGTTGACGCTTGTTTTATAAGCTTATCTAAAGAGTTAAGTTGATATAACCCTCTGTTTTTTGTTAGTATGCCCATATCATGAGTTTTAGATTCATATTTAGACATTAAATAGTTTAGACCTATAATTGCAGGTTCTTGATTTTTTAATGTGTATTCTACTTTTGAAGAACTTTCATCCCAATTCTTTAGATCAATAATTGACTGCGGTTTAGACTCTTTTTGGTATAGTGAGACTAATAAGTGTTTAATTGCATCACTAACTAAAATTTGTTTATCGTTTGTATTTTTTTGAGCAGCGGCTTCTACATAATTATTTGTCGACCATGGTAATTTAGTATACATTAATGGTCCATAGTCTATATTTACAAAATAATAATTTAATACTTTTTTCTCGTCGTTAAGACCTAGTTCTACGTTTTGTACTATATATTGTTCAGCTAATATTGTAACTTTTTGATTTGTGGTAGGGTTATAAATTTGTTCAATAGTAATGTTAATAATTTCTGCTCCACTACTAACCATATTGTAATCAAATGTTTTAAATGCTGCTATTGATTGAAATGTACTCTTTTCATTGGTGTTGTCTACTTGTAGTCTACCTCGCATAAACGGAGTAAGGTATGATGATTCAAATTGTAATTTCTTAAAATCCCTGCTAATAGTTTTAACTTGACCTTTATGATTTAAAAATTTAATTGTAACTAGATATTCAGTACCGTTAGCAGTAACTTTAAGCGGTTCATTAACTGATGGGTCTGGGACATTACTGGGCATTATACTTTATATTAATTGTTTTTTTATTTCTGCTAGGATGGTGTTTATATATGATGGTTTTATAAGTTTATAACCCTTACCAATTTCAGGATTAATAGTCGGGTTTTGTATCTTATTTACACCACATATAATCCACCATAAATTTTGATCGCCATATACTTCATATGCTAATGTCGTCCATGGAATACTAGCAGTGGTATATTGTTCAATATATACTTCTGATCCTAGTTCATCTGGAAAGTTAATTTTTTTAATAATATTATAAAAAAAATAACCATCGCATTTATTCATATTAAATATATTTTCATACCTAGTATCACTAATTGGTGATAGAGTATCAATATTATTCCTCTTTGTTTGTAAGTCAGTTATCATTCGTCTGGTGTATTATCGCTGCCGCCGCGGCGGGTTTGTTGGTGTTTTTCAAGCGGTGATTGTTTATAAGAACCGTTCAGTTGTCCCTGAACTTTACTCATCTCCTCTGCAGTCGGTTCTCTAAATTCTTCAGTAGCATTTACAGCATTATTAAGACTATCAAAAAACAAGTTCTTCGTTTCTGGTGTAAGGCTAGTTAAGGTTAATTGTACCTCGTATCCTTCCGGAATAATAGATTCTGTTTGTTCACCTCCAATGTTTGCATGAAAGGGTCGTCTTACTCCGCAAAAATTTACATTAATCTTACTTAAATAACTCCATCGATAACTAAAAACACCCGGCAAGAAGGCTTGATATATAACTGGTGGTGTTATTGCTGTTCTATTAATCCTGTTAGGTAAATTTTGATAAAGTAACAAATATATAAAAGTAAGATTATCGAGCGCGGTTGATTTACCGTCATATACTGTGTTGTCTAAGTAAAAGTTTATGTTATAACTTGGCCCGGATTGAGGGTAATCGAATGTTTTAGCAAAATCAACACCTACAGCTGGTGAGAGTAAATTTGTAAGACCTGCCATCATATTAACACCTTTCATGAGCAAACCACTTGTATTTTCACCGCCCCATGAACTGCTTATTTCCTTATACGAGTCTTCTAAATAAGGTATCTTATATTTAAAACCAGTGTAATGTATACCATATATTCTTTCATATTGTCTTAAATATGCTGGTCCAGATATAGGATCATTTCCTAGTGCATATTGTCGTAGTGCTTCAAAGTCACTTGATATTGCGTTTGCTCCAGCTACCGCAGAGCTAAAGAAGTGATCACCCAGCAGATTGAAGTTACTTGCCAATAGATTTGCCCACCCTGATGGAGCGTTGGCGTCGACGCCGGCGTCTGACAACCCTTGCCCAATTGCACCCTGATCTGCTCCTGAAAATAATCTGTCACCTATATTAAGTAGTCCTGTTTTTTCTCTATTTACTAATTGATCTATAA